GACTCATATATACCCAGTATAATCGTGCGTGCTGTTCTCTTCACCGTCCTAGTATCTGATCAGTAAGAGCCTGAAGTAGGTTAGCGTTTTGTTGCTTTACGCTTGCCTCTGTTGCTGTTTTTATTTTAGAGTCAGATACTCACTGAGTTAAACTATCTATGTGAGTTTGCTGTTTTGCGTTTTCTCTAGCTCTATCCAGTAATGAATAGAAATCCCCACCCATTTCCTTTTCTGGAAGCTCAAATATCAGTGAGCTTATAGGTCTACTCATATCCATAATATCCACAGGAAAGTACTGATTTTGGAGTGTCTGATGTTTCAGAGTATCTAGATTTGTGTCTAGAATATTTCTGTCCATGAATATCTTACCTCATAGAGCATTCCTGATAATATTTATCTTGAATAGGTTCATGAGTAATGTTTCCAGCTTTTGGTCGTCTGCTATTATATCCCATAGACTTGTTCCTCGTGGATCTCTACTATCAGGATCTTCATAGTATAGTATTACTGGAAATTTGTACTGTTTATCTTCACATTTCCACAATTCATCTACACATCTGATATCCAATATAATATCTTCAAACATGTACACGAGTAGAGGTACTCATTTCCATGTACAGTAGTGATGGTATAGCGTCACTAGATTTTTCTGTTGGATATATCACATTCAGATTCATCTGTTGGTTTTTTGTTCCCACTCAGCCATAGTCCTTTGAGGATCTTCGTATCATCTGATACGAGCCAGTACTTCATCGCTATTTTTTAGATTTAGACACTTAAATTCTTCTACGCTCATTACGGTAGAGAATCCAAATCGCCTAAAATTATTTATAGTTCCGTATCCATCAGGATCAGGATAAATTGTACGAGGATGTATTCTCTTGTATATTGGAGCTTTTGTCTTGTCATTCCATCCACATGCTACTTCTACTGCTACTCAGTATCTATCTATATCTTCTCATCTAAATAGAGCCATGATATTCCACTTTTCATGTTTATGGTCGTATTCGTAGCATTTTGTCAATCATCCAGCTTCTCTGTCTGAATACAAATCTCTACTGCAAAATTCTACCTGAGCATCATTACTCCAGCGTAGTCCTTGTTTAGTAGTATGTATAGAGTAAAACATTTTACTCCTATATTTATCTTCAGGTTTATTTATTGCATCTATGTCAGCCTGTTGTGTAAAGATATTATTTTTCTGTACGTTAGCATTTAGTCCTAGAGCTACTTGATCTAGTACCATTTTTTCAAATTTGCAAAATTCATCTCCCTCTATCGTGAAAGGTTTTTGATCATTTATTAGTCCTTTCATATCTTTAGGAAATTTAGAATCTTTTATATCTAGCTTCATATCAGATTCTTCTTTTTGCATCCACCTATTTTAGAAATAAAATATCTCTTTCATCTTTCGCCTTATAAACAGTTTTTCTATAAAATCAAAAAGTACAAATTTCGAGCACCTAAGTATTCGATTTTGTACTTCTTGACTATATTTTCTCTTGCTGATTTTTTTAGATTTTTGCTTTACCTTTTCATTTACTTTTCTTGTTTTCTTTTTCTAATTTTTTCTGTTGCTTTGTCTGTCCAGCTCCTACCCATCGATATTCAGCCTTTCATACAAGAGGTAACAGTTGCCATGTAGATGCTTGAGTCCAATCCAATCCATCCTCACTTATCGCATCTTGTAAATCTTGCAATGGATATGTAAATAGATCTAATCATGGAATTGAGAATAAGATTCATTCAACAGCAGACTTTATTCATTCTGTCCTAGCTTGATATATTACATATCTATTAAATCATCGCATTTTCCAGAAGCTATCCCAAAATTTATCAGATAGCATATCTGCACTTATTTCATTTCATTCAATTATTCTCCACAGCAAACTATTATATCTTCTCCTGTACAAAGCATCTTTTATTTCATCAGTTCATGCTTCAAATAGCATAAAGATTAACGCCATCCTAACTATTTTCCACACAGCCTCAGCAGTTGGTTTAGTAGCAAGTTCACGTTTACTTGTTTGTAAAATATAATCTAATTTTTTAATTCAGTAGGTCTTAAATGCATACAATATTCTCCAGTTTCATGCTTTTTGATAAGTTTTTGGCATTTGTAATCTAGTAAGTGGTTGCACATCCGATAGTTTTGTAAATAAGAATAATGATACATTTTTAGATATTTTTCACTCTTTCAAATCATTTATTACTTCATCTATCATCTTTGGATCATCAAATCGTCTTCCTAAATCTTTTCTTAGTTGTGGATCATTCCTTTTAGCATATTTTATCAATTTGTTTAGAGTAGATACTACAAATGTCCTTTTTCAGAACTGATCCATCCAATTAAATAACTCTTTCTTGAAGATAAATCTCTGTACTTTCTCTAACTTTGTTTCTTTCTTTCATTGTGATTTATATTCTTCTCATAAGTTAGTTATTCATAACTCATTCAAATCTAAATTATATTTTTTTGTCAATCATTCTATTACATTTACAAGTCAATTCTCAATGAAAGAAAATGCGAAATCTCATAATTGAGTAAGAGTAGTAGATGGATTTCACAAATGTATAATATTACCAATTACTTTTAGTTCTGCCATTTTAGGTCACATCGGTACATAATTAAACCTAGACAATAGCAAATCTTTTAATTCATCTGCATCATATCCAGATATTCACTCGTCAGCTATAAATTCTCATAATGTTTTTATTTCTCATCTTGTACCTTGTCACAAGAATCTAGCTTTCTCTATTGCTTCAGTCATTCATGTAATATATTGCAATAGTGAATCCACAGGATCTTCATAGAATTTTAACATATTCTTAGTAATAGATTCTACTTTTCTTTTCTTCATATGTCCACTTCATAGACTTATTCATTCTATTTCCCCCTCTAATAATAACTGATTTATTAGATCAGCTTTCATCTGTGGAGTAAATTCTTCTCATCTTGCTCTAGCTTTTTTCTCTTTTTCTTCAATGATTTTATCTATTTCTCATCTTACATCCTTATTCTCAGTTTTAGCAAATCGATCTAAGAAATCTTTTACATCTTTTACCTTTCTAGGATAGTAGAATCATTCATAATTCATTGTATATCCTACATCCTCTGCATCAGCCCATATCTCATCTAGTAATTGTCTAGGTATGCTAGTTCCATATTTTTCTAGCATCTGGTTAGCAGTTCCTACATTTCCATTCAATAAATTTAGCGTAATATTTAGATAATCTTTTTTATTTTTACTTCTGATTTTCGCCATTTTTTTGACAAAATCTTCCACTTGTTTCATCCTAATATTGTTTTTTACCGTTATATTCTGCTCAAATCTCATCATCTCACGATAAACTCTTGGACTGATTTTTTCTATTCTAGTACTTAGTGGTTGAAATGTATCTTTGATTATTTTATCTTCTATAAAGTCCTTTCAAATTTTCCATCGACTTTCTTTTGTAATTTCTTTAGCTTCTTCTACTGTTTTTACTTCATCTATTTTCTTTTCTTCTTTGTTCGCATATCTTTCATTCCTTTTTTCCTCAGCTTTTCTAAACATTTCGTTCCATTGTTTAGTTAATTTTTCAGCTTGTTTCTTTTGCTTTCTAGTTTTTCTATCTATCTCTTTTTCAAATTCTGTCTTTCAATCTTCTAGTTTGCTATCTTGTTCTTTCTCTTCCTTTGCTAACTTCTCAAATTCTTCTACCTCTTTTTGTCACTTTTCTTCATCTCTTCCTAACAAAATATCCACATCTATTTCTCAAATTTCTCACAAATTTTTCTCAGCGTCTTTTCTCTTTAGGTTATTCTGCCATGATAATCATTCTATTAGAGCCTTTACTTGACTATCTACAGCTTTATTTAGATCGCTGATAGCTTTTTCTCATCGTTTTTTTGGTAGCTTAATCTCTTCCTGCTCAGTGATTTTCTTCCATTCTTCATCCGTAAATCCATACCTATTTTTGATTTCTTCCTCAGTCAATAATGGATATTTCTCAAATCGTTGCATATCTACCAGTCTTTGGAATGCTTTCATTCTCACTATTTTCTTATACTCTTCCTGCTTTTTCTTTGCGTGTGCTTCATCTCTTTCTTTCTTCTTCCTTGCTTTTTCTGCTTCTTGTTCAGCTCTATATTTATCCAATGCTCTCTTTTCCTGAGTTACATCCTTTAGGGATACTTTAGTTTTTGTAGTTCATGCATTTATCTTTTCTAGTGTACTCTTGTATTTTTTAGAATCTTTTTGGTTGTCTAGTAACCCACGCTGTCATTGTGGAGTTTTCCATTCTAACACTCTATCAGGAGTTGGAAATATTTCTTCAAATTTTCCTGCACTTAGGATTTTATCGAGTTTGATTTGAGGATTTTCTATCTTTACTTCCCTAGCTTCTCGGTTTCAGTTCTTATCTTTCTTGAAATATTTTAGTTTTTCTTCTAGATCTTCTCTTCCCAGCATTTCTCGCTCTGCTTCTTTCTGGTCTGCTTCTTTTTGCATATCGTATGTTATTTCTTCAGTTTTTAGTCATGGATACATATAATCCACTATATCGCTTATCAGCTGTTCTCTCTTACTTTCCACTTCCTTTTGTTGCCTATCTCTTACTTCTTTGCTTACATTTTTTCAGAATTTTTTACCCACATTTCATTCCTCTTCCATGAGCTTTACGGCTCTGAGTTGTAGATCTAATAATTGTGGATCGTTTTGAGCTTCTGATATATCGCTGAGTTTTTTATTATATTCAGCCTGTTCTTTATCTCATCGCTCAGATATTCACTGGATAAACTCCTCAAATGTGAGCTGGTCATCTTTGTAGCTCTGATTATTATATTTTATCCATGCGTTATAGAATGGATTATTTTTTTCGTTTTCTTTATCATCTGCTATCTGCTCTTCTCTTGTAGGTTCTCAGAATATACTTGGATCTCGTTCACTATTATCTTCATCGAATTTTATCCATTTAGGTTTTCCATCTTCGCCATATTCGTACTCTACTTTCTGATATTTTTCATGATTTTTTATTTCTAGATCGTTATCATCAAATATTACGTACGCTTCTCAGTCTGCACCTCAGAAGTAATGTATACCATCATATCAGATAGCTTCTAACATTTTACTTGCTTCCTTTGCTCATCATAAGAATTGAGTAAGTTCGCTGTAAAGTCTTCTACCAGTCAACTCTCATTCGTAAGCGTATCTTGTGAGTACTTCCTCTAAATCTGGCAAATATTTATTAGTTTTTCATTCCATATCTTTAATAAAATTCTTCGCAGTATTTCTAGTTATTAGTCAATCTTCTTCTAAATAATTACTAAAAGTAGGAGTTCATTTTGTCACTGGATCTGGGATTTCTACTTCATAGAAATTATGAGAATTTGGTTTTATTTCCCAATCTTTCTCAGTGGTTTCTTTTAGTGCGTTTATTCATTCTATATGTATATCTCTTTGGATTATCAATCTTTTTCTATACTCTCTGTCGCTAGGAGTTAAATATTTTTTTACTTGTTTTCTAGCTTTTTCTTTTTCGTTTAATTCATCGATTCATCTTTCAGTAAATGCCCTATCTCTCTCTAATTCTGCTAAAGTACTCTCTTTGATTTTATTAAAATCTACTCATTCTCATCTATCATTGTAATACTTCAATTTTCTATAAAGTTCCCATAATCATTCATTATAATTATCTTTGTTATAAAGTGCTAATCATGGCAATCATTTATAATTTACTATTCATTCTCTTGTTTCTCTCTCTGCGTAGTGTCTGCTTGTTTTTTCATTTACGGCTACATAATGTCCCCATCAGTGAGCTTGGCGTCATTCTCATGCTCACATATATGAACTATCAAATTTTTCGAACTCATAAGGACTACCATGATAAACCCTTTGATATTTGTCATCGCTTTTGCCCATTTTTGTTTGAGTCCTCTCTGCATTTCTTCTATATTCCAAAAATCTTTTTCTCATCTTGGCTTTTGATTCGTTTATCTCTTTATTTGAGTCTATCTTTCCTTGTAGTTCTTCTATTCCACTACTTTCGATTATGTCAGTAAACATCTGCTCTAGCTGGTTTCTCCACTTCCACATTCCATTGATAAATGATCTCACTCTTTTGAAGAAAATTTTTATCTTTCCCCATGTACTTTTAGGAGCTGATTCGATTTTACCAGTTCTGTAAAAATTTGAAAAACTATCAGCCAGCCACTCTTCAGCTTTCTCTGCACTCCATCACTCAGATTGCATTACCTGTGAAATCAGATATGTTTTAGTTTCTGGATCTACCATATCAAAAACTAAATGTAATAGCTCATGTGGAGCTGTACTTTCTTTGATTTCTTCAGCTAGTCTTAATATTCTATTAGAATAACTACCATATGCCATACCGTCTACGAGTCATTTTACTACATCAATTCTTTCTACTCAGTATTTCTTAGCCAGTTCTTCAATAGTTTGTCATTTTAGAAAATCTTTGAGCATTTTACCAGATTTTCATGAGATATTTTTCTCATCTTTTCTGGCTACTCATGGAATATATCATTCTTCCTCGTATTTGAGCTGATATTTTTCTTTATTTTGTTGTTGTCATTGCTTTTTTGTAGATTGTTTTATATCATTGTAGTGAGTGTCTGTATATTGACCAGTTTTTATCCAGCTTTGGATTCCGTCAATTATTCACTGCATAATTTCTGTACTCATAGTGTTAGGATCATATACATACTCTACCAAATTTACTTTGTTGCTTTTCTTCCATTTTTTATTGACTAATTTTATTACTATACTTGTATTATTACGTTTTTTATCAGATCAAGTAGAATAGTTATATCCAGTTGAATGATGGTCTGCTATACGTAATCAATATTTTACGCCATTTATATTGTTTAATACATAATTAGTACCTTGTTTTCATGTTATAGAATCTTTTATTTTTTGTAAAAAAGTATCAGCTTTCAAATCTTCCAGATTTTTCTTGATTTCATTTAGACTTTTACTTATTTCACTTGAATTTTCAGGAGAAATCTTTATTCTTCAAGTAGAGGACTTATCTCCTAGAGTGGATGATTCACTTCATCCGTAGGAGGAGTCCTCTTTATTATTGCGACTCTTTTCACGTACGGTGTCTTCACTGACACTCTGTGGAGAGTCGCTTTTTTGATATCTTGGATCTCATAAATCTTCATTCAAATCTCATTCAGATAGTACTTCATTCATCATATCATTTTCTATTTGTATTTCTCTATTTTGCTCAGCTCTTAATTCATCTTCAAATTGCTCATTTTCTTCCTTTTCTCTAGCTCGTTGTTGTGCCTGTTCTGGAGTCGGAGTGTATCCATTATCCATAGTAGGATTTTTTACTCTCTCCAAAAATCTTGCTCTAGCTTTTTCTCTAGCCATCCTTTGAGCTTTTCTTTGTTCTCATTCTGCTACATATTTCAGAGCTTCTATATCTGCATTTCTCTGGATTTGTTCGTTTTGCTTAAATTCATTTGCGATATTAGTAGCTCATCATATTGCATTAAACAAATTATAAAATCATCACTCAAAAGATTCTCGAGCTCATTCTGTTATATCTCTATCAGGATTTACCATCTTTACCATAATATTTCCTGTTATCTGTTGTAGTACTTCTTCAAATCATTCTACCATACTTCCTTTTAATCGTTCTGATACTCATCTAGCGAAAATCTCAGCCATTCACTTTTTAGTAGCTTGTTTTACCACTTCTCTTTGTGCGTTTTTCAAAAACAATCTTCTTAGAGCTGTTGCTCATGCCCATTTTGCTCATCATAAAAATCTTTCCATAAACAATTCAATTCACGCATTAAGTATTCATACTGCTACTGCACCGTTTTTAGCTTGTTCATAAGTAGCTCAATTTTGTAGCATATCTTCAAATGTTCACTGATTTTCTTGTATATATACATCAGTTCACATCGCAGTGAGTCAAACATATGGATTTACAAACATCAATCATATTTCAGGTATCATGTTCCAGTTTTCTACTGTTCACTTCCAGATTTTATATCGAGCTCACGCACCATCTCATTTTCATATTAAATCAGTAATACTTTCATTGTCGTATTTTTCCCTTATTCTAGCGTCTATATTTTTATCTACTTTTTTCTGGAAATCTTCATTTACTTTGTTTTGATAAGTAAGTGCTACTTTTCTAGCAGTTTCATTGACTGCATCTTTTATAGAATCTCCCAGTCCATCTGGAGCTCATGCTTTTTCTAAAGTTTTATCCACAAAATATCATGGTAATCAACTATCAGCAATGGCTCTCATTCATCATTTTTTGAAATTATTTATAGGAGCTTCTCGATAAGTTTTCAGAATCTTTCCTGTTTGTCCCAAAACTTTATTAGATCATGTTCTTTCTTCTTCTATTTGCTCATTTATGCTTTTTGTGTTAATATTATTATTCTTCGCATAAATATAAGATTGTCTTTTCTGCTTCATTGTAGTTGTGTCTAGAGTTGCTTCATTAGGTTTGCTTGTAATTCATGGAAGTACTATATTGCTTTTTATAGTTCAATCTTGTATTCATTGTGTAAATCAGTTATTCATAGATACTTTATTGCTGTTTATCAGATTCTGATTATTGCTTATTCATGGTAAAAAAACACCTCCAGTACTTTGCTGTCCTGAAGTTTGCTGTTGTGTTTGTTGTGTCTGCTGTGCTCATTGACTCCCAGTTATTTTATCTAGAAATCATCCAGCTCTTTGAGAAAATCTTTGTCCTTTTACTTCTTCTGTCATTTTTATTATTGTAGGATATAAAAGTTGCCCTGACTCTGCAGGATACTCTCACAGTATTTTTCGCCTTATATCCAACTTTTTTCAGAAATCAAAAAGTACAAATTTCGAGCACCTAAGTCTTTCCATTTGTACTTATTGACTATAATATTCATTGTATCGTTGGAGTGATTCATCTAGATACAGTAACACCGTATCATGGAAATCTTGTGATCAGATTATCTATTAGATACTCCAATGCAGTCCTGAAATGTGAAAATTCATTATGTACTGGCTTCGTTCATCCTGTTGTAGCCTGAGAATTATCTGGCTTTTGTGGATATTTACTCTGCTCAATTGCTGTAATGAAATCATATAGCGTTTTTTCTACATGGATATTTCATAGTTCTAGAGTAGTTTCCCTTATTCTTTCTTCTATTGTACTTTTCCTTGTGGTATATACTTCTATTCCCACTCTTCTCAGCTCTCATCTGATAGTTTTATTTTGTGAGATTACATTTCTATTATCGATATTATACGGATCTCAGAAATGCTCTGTGTATTTATACAGTCTTGTCCTTTCCATCACTTCCCAGTCCTTGTCATCATATTTCCAGTTATTTTCATAGATAGGTCTTCATAGTATCAATCAGCAAAATGATAATAAGTCCCAGTTGCTTCTTTGTATTGCGTCAAATATGTACATTTGCCTCTGCCTTAGATCTACATTCATCATCACTACGGCTAGCATATCTAGTCCAAAATCCCATCCAGTATATACTGGTAGATTTGCTCTGTATGGTACGTCCTCTATTTTTATCATCTGATGAAATAACGGATAAACTGCTCATGATACTGAAGTTTCATAGCTGATATCTACTTCCTTTGCTAAATCTATGCTGGTTCTTTCTACTTTCTGTAACTCATACCGTGCTTTTGTTTTTAATGGATGTTGGTTTCGTAATAGTCTGATTTTATTTATCAGCAAATGTGCATAATCTTTGTGGTTTGTCATTACCTTTCCGTATACATTATCCACTCATTCAGGAGTTCATCAGAATATTCTACAGTTTGTAATATCTCTAGACTTTCTGTATGCTTCCTTGTCTGTATATTTCCATTTTGAAAACTCATCCATAAATACTACTTTTCTACGTCATCATACTCAGAAGTTTTGTCACACATCTCAGTCCATTGAGCATCATAACTCTTTGCTAGATATGTTTTCGTAGTTGGTTTGTAGGTCGTTTGGTTTCATCCATTTCGGTAACCTATCCAACATATATCTGAGCTTCTCAAATAAGGAGTCCATATTTCATTTATCATCTACGTATGTATCCTTATATGATCATAGCAGGCTTGCTCGTCCTTTGAATAGAAATCATCGGAGCAGTATTCCTAATATTAGCCAAGAAAATCCCATATCACGACTTTTTTCTATCCACACATCCGTTTCATTTTCCACACTTTGTACTATATCATTTACAAATTTTGTCTGATACGGATACAGTATAAATGGTAAATGTGGCTCATTCAGTCTAGGATTGTATGTCCATAGCAGATAATTGAAGAAAAAACATGGATCATTTTTACACTTGCTTATAATCTCCATCTTTTTCTCATTTCA